AATAAATGCGGGAACTTCCAATTTAGTTTTAAATGTCAATGGTCAATCAGTAACACTTCTTTATGTTAACGTAACCGTTGGCTGGGTATTAAAGTCAACTAACCAGTAGGAGCGTTTGATATGGCTCTTATAGACTATAGTTTCAAACCTGGAATAGATAAACAGGATACAACATCTGGCGCAGAACAGCGTTGGGTAGATTCTGATAATGTTAGATTTAGGTATGGTCTACCAGAAAAAGTTGGTGGTTGGTCTTCTTTAGTATCAGATACAATAGTAGGTGTAGTTAGAAAACAACACTCTTTTGTTGATCTAGATGGTAATAGATACGTTGCATTAGGAACAGATAAATTTTTACTTGTATATTTTGAAGGACAGCTTCATGATGTTACACCTTTAAAAGCTACATTAACTTCAGCAACAATTGCAACCGTGAATGCTTCACCTACTTGTACAATAACAAAAGCCTCACATGGTTTAGCGGCTGGAGATATAATTTTATTAGACTCGGTAACTTTACCTGGAGGAACGGGTTTTTCTGCATCTGATTTTGAAGATAAAGTTTTTCAAGTAATTACAGCTCCAACATTAAATACTTTTACTATAACACAATCATCAAACGCTACAGGCACAGTATCTACTGGAGGTAGTCTAAGTATAAAACCTTATGAACCAGTTGGTCCTGCAGCACAATCTTATGGATATGGTTTTGGTATTGGTAACTTTGGAGGAACAGTATCTGGGGTTGCAACGACAACTTTAAATGGTGCACTTAATGCAGACACTGCTGGTACAGGAGGATCTGGTACAGCCATAACTTTAACATCAGTTACAGGTTTTCCAACAGGCGGTGGAACCATAGCTGTGGGCAATGAGTTAATAACTTATACGGGAATAAGTTCTAATGATTTAACAGGTATTACCAGAGGTACAAACGGCACAGCAACAGCTGGTACATCAAACGGACAAGCACATAGTGATGGTGCAACAGTTACAAATGCCACAAACTTTTCTGGATTTGGTAGTGCAGTAAATGCATCAACAGTAGTGCTAGAACCAGGTCTTTGGAGTTTAGATAACTTTGGACAGGTGTTAATTGCAACTGTTGCAAATGGTAAAACATTTACATGGAACGCTGGAGCTGCAACACCACTAACTACAAGAGCATCAACCACAACGTCTGGTTTTGCAACAGGCAGTAATCCAACTGCATCAAGAGTTACATTAATATCACCAACAACTAGACACTTAATTCATCTTGGAACAGAGACAACAATTGGTGATACAACCACACAAGATGATATGTTTATAAGATTTTCGGATCAAGAGGATATTAATACTTACGCTCCGTCTGCAACAAATTCAGCAGGAACATTGAGAATTCAAGATGGTACAAAAATAGTTGGAGCCATAAAAGCAAAAGAAGTTATTTTAATATTTACAGATAATGCTTTGTATACCATGAAATTTATAGGAGCTCCCTTTACATTCCAATTAGATCAAGTTGGAACAAACTGTGGTTTGATAGGTAAGAATGCAGTTGTTGAAATAGATGGGGCCGCATTCTGGTTAAGTCAAAAAGGTTTCTTTTTATTTGATGGTACAGTTAAATCTATACCGTGCACTGTGGAAGATTTTGTTTTTGATAATTTTGATACTACAAAAGGTCAACAAGTTGCTGCAGGGTTGAATAATTTATTTACAGAAATAACTTGGTATTATCCATCTTCAGGTTCAACTTTTAATGATAAATATGTTGTATTTAATTATGGAGAGTCCACTGGTGTTCCGGGTGGTGTTTGGTACACAGGTACAGAGGCAAGAACTAGTTGGATGGATGCAACTATATATCCAACACCATATGCTACAAAATATAGTAGCACTGCTGATGGGACTTTTCCTGTTGTTATAGGTCAAGATGGTTTGGGGCAAACAAAATATTTTGAACATGAAGTTGGTACTGATCAAGTTAATGAGGATGGTTCAACAACCACAGTAACTTCATTTATAAAATCTTTTGACATAGATTTAGAACAAAAACAAAGAGACGCTAGAGGTAGAACGTCTGGGCCAAAGATAGCGGGTGAAATATTTTTAGCCATGAGAAGATTTGTGCCTGATTTTAAAAACTTACAAGGTAATGCTAAAATAAGTTTAGCTGTAAAAAGATATCCACAACAATCTGATTCTACAACCACTTTAAGTCCTTTTACTGTTACATCATCAACAGATAAAAAAGACACTAGAGCTAGAGGTAGATTTGTAAATGTTAAAATAGAAAATGATGCATCTAATGAGTCTTGGAGATTTGGTACATTAAGATTAGATATACAACCGGACGGTAGAAGATAATGGCAAAGATAAATATTAGAATACCAGAACCGAAACAAGATTATGATTTTTCCAACCAAAAGCAAATAAATAGAGCTTTGACTATTATGAAAGATCAATTAAACTCAACTTTTTTAGATGAATTAAAACAGGAGCAAGAGAGATTCTCTTGGTTTGTAAGTGGCTAATATATATAAAAATGAATTAGTGGATTTAACTACTACAGATAATACTGTAGTTTATACTACACCAGCAAGTTCTAGAGCTATAATAAAAAGTATATTAGTATCAGAGGACGCTGGGTCAGGCACTACAATAACTTTCACCATAACGAACGCTGCTTCTGCAATATTTAATTTATTTAAAGATAAAGCTATAGCTTCAAAAGCAACAACTGAGCTGTTAACTCACCCTTTAATTTTAGAAGAAAATGAGGTATTAAAGGCACAAGCAGCCGATGCAAATGAATTACACGTAATTGCATCTATATTGGAGATAAATAGAGACTAATGCCATTCATAGAAACAGAAGCTAAAAAAGAAATAAAAGAAATTAACGGTAAGCCTACTGTGGTTCTTACACCAGAATGTGAGGTTACTTTAAAAAATTTAAAAACGGGTCAAGAATACATGTCGGATGCAGAGGCAGATAATGATGTAAATAACCCAGACACGGACACTAAAAGAGAGGATATCTCTAGAAGTGTAAAATTAACTGTAGAGTCTTTACCACTTGGAGGAGACTCAAAAATATAATAAGATGGTACGATGGCAATAACTAGAGCACAACAAGTAAGACAAATGTTAGAAGATGGGGGTATGTTAGTGCAACCAGGATTTGGTGGTGTAAGACAAGGTTATCGTGGTCCAGGGGAATATCAAAGTGGAAAATCTGATAAAAAAGAATCTGGTATGTCACCAGGTAGATCACAGGCTCAATTCGGACACACGGGTCATGCAGGTAAGACAGAGGATCAAGCTAAATCAGATCAAAGATTAGGTAATGACAGGCCTGATAGTGGACCCGGTTCAGACCCTTTTGCAGGACATAGTCAAGCAGAAAAAAAAGGTTTTCAAAAACAACAAGAAATAAGTAAACAAATAGAAGAGGGTACTTTTGAAACACCAAAAAAGAAAGGTTTTATTGAAACATTTAACGAAAAGAAAAGAAAGAAAAATCAAGAGTATTTACGTAATTTAAGAAATAAAAAATTTGAAGGTATCGCTGCTGCTTACGGTTTAAGTTCAGCGCAAATGCAAAAATTGTTGGACGCATATAGTGAAGATGAAGATGAATTTGATTTATCAACTTTTAGATCAATCGTAGATGCAGGTGCTCCTCCTAGTATAATACGTAGTGACCCTAATTTTTTAAAAGCACAAGAATTAGCCTTATCAAAAGGAATGGCTAAAGGTAATAAATTATCAACTGGAGCATTGTTTAGCACTGAAGACCCAACAACTAGAATAGACCTACCTGGTATTTTAGGTAAAATTCAAGGAGAAGAAAATTTTTCTAATGTACTATCAGGTTTGAATAGAATACAAACTTTAGATAAAATTTTAGATACACCAGGTGGTGTAAAACAAAGTGACATAGATAATTATTTTAATTTAACAATGGGTAAAGGTGGTGTTGATCCAGTCACAGGAGATACCGTTGATGCTCTTTTTACACCAAGAGACGACGATGGACCCTCACAAGTAACAGACCCATGTAAAGGACCTAATCCACCTGCATATTGTTTTATAGGTGGCAACGCACCAACAACACCAGATCCTATTTTTACACCAGCATTTAGATTCATGAACCGTGGTGGTATGGTCGAGGACGCACCTGTGGGAACAGGGATCATGGATCTTGAATCAGCTAGACAAATGATGTTCATAGGTGGTGTAGCAAAAGCAATTGGTAAAGGTTTAAAGAGTGCAACTAGGGCTGTTAAAAAAGTTGTTAAGTCACCATTTGGTAAAGCAGCTATATTAGGGGCTATTGGTTTTGGAATACCTGGAACTAGCTTTACTGGTATATTAGGAGGTAAAGAGGCTAGTTTTAGTCTTGGAGATATTCTTAAAAAAAGTTTATTAAAAGATAGTACAGGTGCTTTTAGTTTAGAAAATTTATCAGGTGGTAAGATAGCTGCCTTATCTGGTTTGGCTGGTTTAGTAGCTAGTAAACAAACAGAGGAAGATAATTTTGATATTGATAAATACTATGAAGAAGAAGGTCTTAAAAATTTTATAGCTAGTCTTCAACCAAGATATCGTTTAGGAACTTTCAATGCTGCAAAAGGTGGAAAAGCAGAGCCAGTGGCTAAAAAAACTATGCCTCTATTAGATCTAGATGGTAAGGAGATGGACTTTAGAGCAGAAGGTGGGTTTGTGCCTATAGGACGTATGGAAAAAGCAGATGATGTTCCAGCTAGATTATCTAAAAATGAGTTTGTATTTACAGCTGATGCGGTCAGAAATGCAGGAGATGGCGATGTGGACAAAGGTGCAGAAGTTATGTATAATACCATGAAAAACCTCGAAGCCGGAGGTAAAGTATCCGAAGAAACGCAAGGCTTAGATGGCGCTAAACAAATGTTTCAAACAGCACAAAGATTAGAAGGAGTAATGTAGTGGCAACAGAAACTACGATATCGAGACCAGCACCCTTTGTAGAAGATATAGGTAAAGATCTATCGAAACAGGTATTGGCACAAACAACAGTACCAGTCGTAACAACAGGTTTAGCTGGACTTGGAACAATGGCTCAACCAACGCAACAAGCGTTTGAGACAGCTGATCAGTTTAAACAAAGACAAGGTTTATTTCAAGCTCAACAAAGAGCTGCATTAGGTTTTGAACAAAGACAACAAGCACTAGCAGGACTTGCACCACAAGTTGCAGGTTTAGATCCATTACAACAACAAGCGCAACAAAGAGCTGTAGCGGGTTTAGGTTCTTTTCAACCATTCTTAACACAAGCACAACAACTATCTGGAGCAGGTGCAGGAACAGGCCCTGGTTCAGTTCAACAATTTATGTCTCCGTATCAACAACAAGTTATTGATACAAGTTTATCTGAGTTTGATAGACAAGCAGCAATTAATAGACAACAGATTAGAGATCAAGCAGTAAGGGCTGGTGCCTTTGGTGGTGGACGAGAGGGTGTTCAATTAGCAGAACAAGGAGCACGAACAGCTGAAGCAAGAGGTAGATTACAAGCAGGATTATTATCTGATGCATTTAGAGATGCAGTAGGTAGAAGACAACAAGCGGCGGCAGATCAGTTAACATTTGCACAAGCTTTACCACAATTACAAAGAGCAGATGTTTCAACATTAGGTGGCCTTGGATCATTAAATCAAGCACTAGCACAAGCTAGATTAGATGCTAATAGAGAGGCTGCAAGACAAGCTGCATTCCAACCACAAGAACAAGTAGATAGATTTGCTGATATCGTAACAGGGATCATGGGTGGTATGAGAGGTACAGGTACAAGCGTATCTAATGTACCTAATCCAACACCATTACAATCTGCATTAGGAGCAGCAGCTACAGGATTTGGTATATATAAAGCTTTGAGGTAGATAATGAATAGAACTTTAAAAAGACCAATGTTTAGAATGGGTGGTTCTACAGGAACTGGTATTACTAGTGGTTTAGATAAACCTAGAAAACAATTTAGTGAGGGCACTAATAATCCTCTTTTACAATATCCAACAGATTATTTTCCACCGTTAGGTGTTAGAAAACAAGAAACTAACGCTCCATCTATAACTACAGACAAACCAAGCATGTCAGCTGGTGAACAGCTTTTGAAAGCTTTTGCAGATAGAGATACTAAACCAGATCTTTCACAATTTTTAATTAACTTTGGATTAAATTTAGCATCAGCAACTCCAAGAGGAAATATAATATCTACTGCAGCAGAAGCTGCAAAATCTCCAACAGATACATTGTTTAAACAAATAGGTGCAGAAAAAGCTTTCGATAGAGAATTAAATCTTGCTGCAACTAAGATGGACATAAATCAAAGACTTAAACAAGAAGCTGAAGAAAGACAAAACCAAAAAGCAATAGAGGCGGCACAATTAAAATTTGAAAGAGATTTAAAACTTGGAAACATAGAATTTGAGAGAAAATTATTATTACAAAAACCAGAAACCACTGCTGCGATAAGAAATGCATTAGCTATGGATTTAGTACCAGGCACTAAAGAATTTAATGATTATGTGATAGCAGCTACTATTAAAGGAGCGGGTTTACAAATAAAATTTAAAGATGATGGAACCATAGATTCCATCACGGAGGGACCTGTGCCTAAAGATAAAAATAAACTGAGTAAAGCTATGGAATTAAAGAATGCAACTTTTGCCATGAATAATGTTGCGACTACTTTATTACAAAATTTACAAGGTGCAAAAGTAAGCACTGTTGGAGGTTTTATTAACGCTTTAGATAGTGTTGGTTCTCAGTTATCTCAACTTGCTGATGCAACTGGATTTAGAACAGGGGGATATAAAGATGAAGGAACTGGTGCTATTGACGATTATTTAAGAAAAAATCTTGGTGATGGTGTATTTGCAGACGCAGTTCAGTACGGTAAAATCAGATCAAACGCTATTAACCTAGCTTATTTAATGGCTAGAGTTGATGAACCTGGTGGAAGATTTACTGACAGAGACATTGCTTTAAAAATGGAAGAAATAGGAATTGGAGCTAATCCTCAAAAAACTGCCGCTATTTTGGCTGATGCAATTAATATAAGAAATAAAAATGCAGCTTTTGCTTATAAACAATTGACAGATGGTGAAGAATTAAATTTTGAAGGATTTAATCTTATAGATGAGAGAAATAAAGAAAATGAAAAAATTCAACAAGGTGCTCCAGAATATATTTTAAGAGATGGAAAAGTGTTTCAAATAATAAATGGTAAAGAAGTAGAAGTTAACATGTAATGGCTAAAATTGATGTAAAAGGTTTAGGTATAATACAATTAGAGGGAGATACTCCATCTAAACAAGAGATTGATACAATTAAAAAACTACTAAATAAAAAAGTAGTAGACTCTATTCCAGATGTAAGAGAGTATAAAAAAAATAATCCAGATACTGCAAATGTTCCTAGTGTTGAATTAGCAGAAAAAGTTTACAATGATAATTACAAAGAAATAGACGAAACAACATTTTACCAAAAGTTTTTTCCAAATATAGCAAAAGAAAAATTTGAAGAAGCAGATAGTATTATTGTAGGTCCTGATGATGCTTTTCAAGGAAAAACAGAATTAGATTATGTTTCATTTAAACCAACAACTGCTGACTTAGCTAAACAAGGAGGAGTATCAATAAATGATCCAGCAAGTAGTAAAGCGAGATTTGCTGCATCACTCGGTTATAATCAAGAACAAAAAGCTCTTGCAGTAAAAGATGTCTTATCAAAAGCATTTAAACAAGAGGTAGATGTAAGAGTTGGACCAGATACGGGAGAATTAGAATACTTAAACCCTATAACAAAAAAATATGCTTTGGTTGATAAACCAGGTTTAGATGTAGGAGATATTGCTGACTTAGGTGGTGATGCTTTAGTTATACTCCCTGATTTAGCTTTTACTGTTGTTGGAACAGTTTATTCTGGTGGTAATATACCTGCTGGAATAGCTGCAGGTTCGGTAGCCGCAGGTGTAGGGGAATATATGCGACTTAAATGGGGTCAAAGCTATGGTGCTAATTTAAATATGACAGATGAAGAAATATTTAATGAGGCATTTAAAACATTTGGAATAACTGCTGCAGCAGGAACTCTTGGTGTTGGTGCTGCTAAATTAATTAAAGGAGCTAACAATATATTAAAAGGTAGACTTTTTGGAAATATCGATGAAGGAATTGAAGTTTCAAAATCTGCAAGGGCTAAAGAAGCAAAAGAAATACAAGATCAAATAAATCAAAAATTAGAGGATGCTAAAATAGCAGAAAGATTAAAATATACTTTAGCAGAGGCGGCTGATGATAAAGATTTATTATCCATACAAAAGTCTTTTGAAGATGTTAGAAGATTAGGTTTTACAAATGAATTCGGTGAGGCTTCTACTAAAAAAATGGCTGCTTTAAACTCTTATTTTAAATTACTCAAAGACAAATTTGGCAATGCTGCAGGCTCTAATTACGATACGGGATTAGATATAAGAAAAGTATTAGATGCAAGAAATAATGACGTTATTAAAAATTTAATAAAAAAACAAGAAGCCTCAGATGATTTATTAACTAAATCTATATTTAAATTACCAGAAGGTGATTCTAAAGTAACTGGGGTTGAGTTTAGAAATATTATAAAAGAATTAAGTGATACTTATAAAAAAGATACGGATGAGGCGTTTAAAGCATTAGACGGAGTAACAACATTAAAGTCAGTTAATACAAAAGAAATAGCAGATGCTATAAATAAACTTAGTAATCAACAAAAAAAAGATTTTTTAAACGTAGCTGAAGCGGAAGGTTTATTTAAAAAAGAATTTTTAGAAATTTTAGAAAACCCTAATGCAACATTACCTTTAGAAAATGTTAGACAAACACTACAAACCTTAGGGGCAAAAATTAGAAAATCAGAAAAAGGTTTGGCTGCTGGAGAGGATATAGATGTAGGTGCTTTAAAACTTTTAAAAAATGCTTTTACAAAACAAGTTAAAAAAGATGCAGGTTCTGAATATTTAAATGAATTACAAAGATTTAATGATATCGTTATAAGTGGTAAAGAGTTATTAAACAACGATATAATATCCAAAATAACACGTAGAGAAATAGGGAATGTTTTAAAAATAGGTGATGAAGCTATATTTAAACAGACTTTTAAAAAAGGTATAGATGGTCAAAAGGTGGCTAACCAAGTTTATGATGTAATAAGTAGATCACCAGATGCTTTAAACGCTTATAAAAACTCTATATTTGATTTTTATAAATTTAGAGTTTTTGATAAAGGTAAACCTAATTTAGTAAAACATAATGCTTTTATGAGGGATTATGAGGATAGTTTAAAAGTATTTTTTAATAGAGCTGAATTTGATCAAATAAAAAGAATAGGTGGTTTACAAGCTAATATAGAAAAAACAAATAAACTTTTTACAAATGTACAAAAAGAATTAAATAGATCTTTTGAAGGAAAGTTACTAAATGCATCTCCTCAAGAAATTTTTAATAAAATATATAAACCTGGTAGCATTGGTGAAATAAAAACTTTAAAAAAAATCCTTATTAAAAATCCTGAAATATATAAAAAATTTCAGAGAGATGTTATAACAGATTTGAATGAAAGAGTTTTTACAAGATCGGATAAACCCGGTTTAGATAAAGTTTTAGATGCTGACGCATTTAATAAATATTTAAATGGTGGTGGGGGAGAGCGAGGTTATAAGTCTGCTTTAACAGAAATATTTGGAAAAGATTATGTAAAAGACTTGGAAACTTTAAATAAAGCATTACAAATAGCTAGTAGAAAAGCACCCGCTGCACAACAAGGTGTTGTTGGTAGTGCTTTTACAGATATAATTAGAGCAAGACTAGGTCAGTTTACATTAGCAGGTAGATTATTTACAGCGGGTAGAAGAATCTTTACAGCCGCTTCAAATAGAGTAATAGCTAGAGCTTTATTAGATCCAAACTCATTGAAAGATCTTCTTGCATTAAGAAAATTAAAAACAGGTAGTAAGCAAGCAGCAGTCATTCTTGCAAAATTAGGTGGTAGTATTTTTACTCTTCCTGATGATGGAACCCCCATACCTCCTAGTTCATCAGTCGTAGAGACGGAAAAACAAAGAGATGAGGTCGAAAATTTAAAAGGTCTATTCAATAGAGAAACAAAAGAACCAACAATAGATTTATCTATGATACCACAATCGCCTAATGTACCACCTTTAAACACGGTTGATATAAATCCTAATTTATTTGCTCAAGCCCAACCAAAAGGTGAAGGTATAATGCAAAATTTAAGTGCTACAGAAAGAGCTCTACTAGACCCATCTGAACAAGTCATAGCAGCGAGAACATAATGCCAAACGGAGATAAAATAAAACCTAAAAACACTAGAGAGCATTTGCTTTCTATATACGGATATATCACAGGATTAAGAAAGGATGTTAAACACATGCACGAAGGTATTCACGATTTGGGCGGTAAGATAGATAAGATCTATTGGGTGTTATTGGGTACTGTAGGGGCAGTATCACTTCTGTTGCTAGAAAAATTTTTAGATAAAATAACATGAATTTATCACGTAACTTTACTTTATCAGAATTAATTAAATCAGACACAGCTATCAGAATGGGTATTAATAATAACCCTAGTGCAGAGCAGATAGAAAAATTAAAAGCTTTGTGTGAAAATATTCTTCAACCTGTTCGTGATCACTATGGAAGAGTTAAGGTGACTAGCTGTTTTCGTAGTGTAGATTTGTGCCTAGCCATAAAAAGTTCAGCTAACAGCCAACATGCAAAAGCTGAGGCGGCGGATTTCGAATGTATTGGTGTGGATAATGCTGAATTAGCTGATTGGATTTATAAGAACCTAGACTTTGACCAATTGATATTAGAATTCTACACCCCAGGTGAGCCTAACAGTGGATGGATCCACTGCAGCTACGTACCTGAAGGTGGTAGAAAACAATTTCTTCACGCCTTTAAAGCAGAAGGTAAAAC